GAATCTTCTCAAATATCTGAATAATCTTTGAGAATCAATTGAATGTATAAATAGAAATATGCCACAAGTAACTCAAGCAATTGATAACTTATTAATATCGTCTGATGTTAATGCAAGTAAAACTGCATTATCTGCGCTTGGTGCTGCAACAATTGACCAATTTAATAGTTCTATTACATTTTTGTTTAATATAACAACAACCGAAGGATCTGGAACAAATAGTCTAGTTAGTATAGCATCATCTGATTTACCATTAAATAAAATAGTTGCTTTTAAACTTGATAACGTTTTAACATTTTGGCAATTAGTTGACATTGCACCTTCATCAGAAACAATTACACCAAGTGATTATTCAACCTCAGGATTAGTATGGATTCAAGTTTTATGAAAATATTATTAACATTATTGCTTTGCACAACATTTGCTTTTTCACAGAATAAAGCAGTTACACAAAACGTTACTACAAATAGAGTTAATAATTCATTAACATTTACTGACAATAATCGATTGATGATTGGAGCTGGTAGTGATCCAGGAGAATTAGTTGTTGATAATAATGGTCAAATAAGTTTAGTAAATGGAAATATTTATGGTGATCAAGGTAAAATTGCACTAAATACATTTAGTGGTTTATCTGCTCCAATATTTAACGGTGTTGATGCTATGATTAGTGCTAATGCTTCATCTAATCATGCTATACTCGGCAGATCACCATATCCATGGGATGGTATCGGAGTTATTGGTTGGAGTAGTTCTGGATCAGCAGCAGTTAAAGCTCTTCAGGACACTAACTTCAACTCTCCAGCACTAACTGTATGGAGATCCACAAAATTAGGAACTGGTGGTGGATTTGCGCAATCACCAGCTCTTTTGATCGGAAAGGATGATGTGAATTATACAGATATAGTAAATTCATCCGCACTAAAAATCCAGAATGGGGGTAATAAAGTATTAGATATAAAATGGAATGGTGATATTAGTTCAAATACTGGAATTAAATTTTTAAATGATACTACATTTAATTCTTTAACTATATTTAATGGTAATTTGTATATTACAGGAAATACGAGTAAGTATGGTTCCTCTAATGATTTTGGAAATAATTATTATTATGGATTTAATGAATTTACTGGAGAAACAACTTTTAATGGATATAATTCATTCACATCTATTGCTATGTCTGGAACAAATCCATTTATAACTTGGAATAATCAAAATATTTACTACAATAGTATTGCTGGATTTCATACATCAAATACTAGCAGAGTTAACCCTAAATATCTAGGATCACACACATCTGCTCCAGCAAAAGGAACTGTCGATACATCACTAGATGGTGATACATATTTTAATTCAACTGATGGTAGAATGTATATTCAAACACCAAATGGTTGGAAAGCAATAACTGCTCCTTAATTAAAAAACAATATAAATAAAAACATGAAAGCACTATTAATCGCATTAACATCGTGTGCATTTGCACTTACATCTATCGTTTCAGCTCAAACTCAAAATGAGACTGAATGGAAAGTATTGGTTGAAAATAAACCAGAAAACGGTCAAATTAATCTGGCTCAAGCTGAAGTAATTTTTGACCGAATTTTTAGTTCTTTAACAATTACTGCAGGAGAAATTACAATTATTCAATCTATTTCAAAATTGAAAAATGAAGATGAAAAAATTGCAATTCGTCAATTAGCATCAAGCAACAAATCCGGAACAGGTATTGATTATTCAAAAGCATTGGTTAAAATATGGGATGTTGATCCAACTGGTTGGACACAATCAATGGTAAATTTAAGAACAGAAAATGCTCTTATTCTTTCTCTTAAACCAAATGCACCAGAAAATCTTAAAACAATGGTTTTTGAAAAAATCAAAAATAAACCGTGCTTTATGCCATATTATCGCAGCGCATTTAAAAATCAAAGAAATAAAATGTCGAAAGAACAACAAATTGAGTTGACTGCACAACAAAAAGAATTAACATTGTCAATGTCTAATCGTACACCTGCAGCAAATGCTTGGCTTGCTGAGATGTCAGCTGATCTTATCGCACTACAACTTGATCAATAATGAAAACACTATTTGTTTTATTATTATTAACGTTATCTTCAGTCGCTCAAACGACGACTGAAGATAACATTCATAATTCTCTTTTAGTTTTAAAGGATCTTAATGATATTAAAAATCAAAAGAGAATTTGTTTAATTCTTAAAAAAGAAAATTTAGTTAAAATTCATAAAATTTCAAAGCAACCAAATTATATTGGAAATGCATATCAAAAAATGCTTGTTGATATTTGGATGAATGCAATGAAAAATGATATTGATTTAATTTTAAAAACAAAAAAAGACTAGAGATTAAGCTAGTCTATATTCTTCTAATTCGTTTTCATAACAATGAAATTTTCCGGAGCCGGCTCTAAAAAATAATTTTCCATCTTCTTTTCGATAGATTGTAATTGTGTCAATAATTCCGCAACCCAATTTCTTAAAAAGATCTTTAGCTTTTGTATTAATATAAATTGTTTCTGTCATAAGTTTATTTATGGAGATAAATATCATTTTTTTATAAATAGTTATAATCATGGAAGATGAAAAATCGATCATTAAAGAATTTATTAACGGAGGTTGGATCATACCAATGATTGGCGCCGCAGCAATGATAGCGAGACTTATGAGTGCACCTGTTAAAATGACGTTAATGGAGCAGTTAAGAAGAATTATTTCGGCTGCTATTTCATCAAGCATTGCATGGTTTATTCTTGAACAAACAGATTTTTCAAGTTTTACTAAAGCCGTAACATATGGCATTATTGGAGTTATAAGCCCAGAGATTATTGCCGGTATTATTAAATTGGGTAAAATGTTTCAAAACAACCCAGAAAAGTTTATTAAAAAATAATATAAATAGTTGTATGGCAAGACCATCAACAAGAGCAGAATTAGCCGATTATTGTTTACGTGCACTCGGCGCACCAGTCATGGAAATTAACATTGATGACGATCAACTTGAAGATCGCATTGATGAAGCACTGCAATATTGGCAGGAATATCATAGTGATGCAGTTGTTCGCACATTGCTTAAACATCAGATTACACAGGACGATCTTGATGATAATAAAATTAGTAATCTGCCAGAAAATATTTTAAGTGTTACTCGAATCCTTAGTTTTAATGATACAAGCAGCGCAAGTATGTTTAGCGCTAAATATCAAATGTTTCTTAATGATGTATATGGTCTAAGAAATCCTGGTGGTATTATTAACTATGAAATGACAAGTCAATATATTAGTCTTGTGCAAAATATCATCACTGGTCATACAGCTCAACTAAGCTATGCACGTCACATGGATGCTATTCAATTTCATGGCTTATTAAGAGACAAAACAAAAGTTGGTGATTTTATTATTATTGAATGCTATACAAGTGTTGATCCTGTAGGATATCCCGATGTTTATAATGATATGGCTCTTAAAGAGCTCTTAACATTGCTTATTAAAAAACAATGGGGTCAGAATCTTAGCAAGTTTGAAGGCATGCAATTGCCTGGTGGTGTGACTATTAATGGTCGCCAAATTTATGAAGAAGCAGTGGCTGATCTAAAAGAACTTAAAGAAAGATTCGATCTGTTCTATTCTGATCCAGTGGACTTTTTCTGCGGCTAATACATATGAAAAAATATTTTTACATATATAAGACAACCAATATGATAAATAATAAATTTTATATTGGTGTACATTCTAGTTTTAAACCACATGACACTTCTTACTTGGGTTCCGGTGTGCAACTAAAAAGAGCAATAAAAAAATATGGTAGAGAAAATTTCAAAAATGAAATAATTGAATATTTTTCTACATTCGAAGAAGCACTCGAAGCAGAAAAAAAAATTGTTAATGCCGATCTTGTTAAATTACCTGAATGTTATAATTTAACACTAGGAGGAAGAGGTAGTAATGGAGAAACTCCCATTACACCTGAACAATTAGAAAGAATGAGATCACCATTATCAGCTGAAGTAAAAGAAAAAATATCAAAAACGTTAAGCGGTAAATCATACTTAACCGAAGAGGGAAGAGAGAAAATTATTGAAACATTAAGGGGAAATAAACATGCTGCTGGTATGACATATAATCATACGCAAGAAGCAAAAGATGCAATATCGCAATCTCGTATTGGTAAAAAAATGTCAGAAGAATCTTTAATGAAATTAAAGAAAAATAGAAAGGGTAAATGCACTGGATCATCAAATGCTATGTCATGTGAAATTCATAGAAATAAAATTAGAGATTCAAAAATAGGTTTACGTGCTTTATATCACGATGAATTTGGTATGAAATTAGCAAAACCCGACTCTGAAAAATGGCTTTTGCTAATTTCTCAGGGTTATAAACCTAAAAATTAAGTTATGCCTACTAATCAATATTTCCAGAATGGTCAAAGATCAGAAAAAGAGCTTTATGAAAATCTAATCATTGAGGCTATCAAGATCTATGGCACTGATGTCTATTATATACCTCGTCATAATGTAACAAAGGACAATATATTAAATGAGGATCTATTAAGTAAATTTAGTCATAGCTTTAAGATCGAGATGTATGTTGAAAGTATCGATGGTTATGAAGGTGATGGTAAATTGCTTAGTAAGTTTGGTCTTGAAATACGAGATCAAATGAATTTGATTGTTAGCAAACGTCGTTGGATTCAGAGTGTTGGTCGCTATGGATTAGCTGTTAATAATAATCGTCCAACTGAGGGTGATTTGATATTCTTTCCATTAAGTCCAATCAAAAAACTATTTGAGATCAAATATGTTGCAAATGAAAAGCCATTTTTACAATTAAAAGATGCACCAATCTGGACATTAACATGTGAATTGTTTGAATATGAAAGTCAAAATATAAACACAGGTGTGCACGAGATTGATAGCATTGAATATAATAATAGTGATAGTAACATCTTTGAATATGATCCAAATGCTGTTACAACAATTGGTGAATTTGTTGTAGGTGAAAGCTTGACATTTACATATGCTAATACAAGCGGTCTTGTTAAATTCTATAAATATAAACTTGATGAAAATAAAAATCAAATCATTGTTGGTGTGCCAACCTTTATGAATGGTTCACCTACACAACTAGGTGTTGGTACAGTTTTCACTGGCACAAAATCAGGTGCGTCAACAACAGTTATAGATAGTTATGCGATTGGTGATAATAATGATTTATTATTTACTAATGATCGTATGAGTCAAAATAGTAAGTTTAAACAAGCAGCAATTGAAGAAGATTTTATTGATTTTTCAGAAGATAATCCATTTGGGGAGCCTAGTTAAGTTATGATGAATCGTGAATATTATTATAATAAAACCATTAAAAAGACAGTAGCTATTTTTGGCACACTTTTTAATGATATTAAAATTGTACGTCCTGCTGAAAATGGCAGTGGTGTTGGTACTGTTCGTGTGCCATTAACTTATGCTCCAATTGAACGCTATCTTTCTCGACTTAATGCAAAAGGTCCAAATGATGCTATTAGTATTAAGTTGCCTCGTATGAGTTTTGAAATAACAAGTATGAGTATTGATGCTGAGACAAAGCTTAATCGCATGAATCGTACCTTACAACAGGACAG